TGGGGTACTGCCAAGTAGACCTTAAGCACTAATGATAGTCACAGTCTGTTGTGGCGCACAAGCATGACCCGCTGCCATAACTAATGCAACTGCAGCTGTGATTGGTACTTGTGCAGCTCTGCGAGCAATACGCCATCCACCATCTGATGCTGGCCGTCTTGCACATGAAACTAAATGACTATGTAATGTCGGTTGTCCCGGATGAATAAACTTGCCTGACTGCATTGCATTAAGTGTTTGATCGCAACTAATGGCAAATCCTGCCGATGCCCATGGTGTTGGCTCGGTGGCCACACCAGCTTGTGCCAAACGTGGTGCGATGTACCCGGCAGTGTTCGGATCATAAGCCAATTTTCTAGGTCGGTATCTGCGAGCAAGTTGGGCAATTTCACCTGTTAATTCCAAGTCATTAATTCCGCCCTCACGTTTCCATTCATGTAGGAATACGGCCATTCCCTCTGGTCGCTCTTGAATGGTTACCAAACACGCAATCTCTCTATTGAAATTAAGATCAATAGCCATCCATGTGGGTAGTTCATCCTCTAGTGCTACATCTGTTTCGCCAGCATTCCACATGTCCATTGGCCATGGTGAATCAATGGCATCTACCCACATACATAAGGTTTCAGTTTTGAAAGCATCTTTTGTATCAAGTATTGATGCATCCTCTATGTTTTGTTTTGTAATTGTGTGGCCCATAGCAGGGTTAGCCATGGCCCAAGCCTTTTCATCATTTACATCTGATCCCGGCGGTGCGCTGTATTCGTAATAGCCCATTCTAGGTGATGCAAAGGTTAAGGCTCTACGCCTTTGCTCATTTAAAACATTGCTGTTTAAGTCGCCAGCATTTGATGTCCAAAATACTTGAGCATTTGGGCGAGCGCGAGTAATAGGTGTGACGGCTGCCCAAGTTGCTTCGTCAATTTCCCTTAATTCATCTACATAAAGCAGATCGGCTGTTGATCCACGTGGACCCTCGCTGGTTGCAGCTCTAATTGCGTACTTGCGTAATCTCTCGCATTTACTTGTACATGACTTGGGGTAATGATGGCAGTACACCTCAATTTCCTCTTGGCCGTTAGTCCGGGATACACGTTTAATCCGCTTACGCATCCAATCAAGGCTCTCTGCCATGTCTACTGTTTGCTTGAAAGTATCTAGTGATAGTTGCCTTGTCTGTGACATGGCGATGATGCTTTTCTCACCAAAGATGTACAAGCCAGCAAGCATCCTCATCCGCATCATGTGAGTCTTGCCATTTTGACGGGCAACCAGAACACCTACTTGAGATCTAGCCCAAGTTCCGTCCGGGTTAACCTTTAAAGCATCATCTAAAACATGTGATTGCCAAGGTAGTAAAGGTACACCTAATTCGTCAGCCAGTTGGCTTACTAGCGGTCCTGCGCTGGGCAGTTTTAGCTGGGGGCTTTGGATTCTTGGTTTTGACAAGCCGTAGGAAATCTCCGACATAGGCTGTTCCATCATTTTCCTCTTGTTTACTGGCAGTACGGGTTTCTACGGTTAGGTGCAGCTGTTGCAGCACACTCAAAAACTTACCAGATAATGCTGTTATGTCTTTGAGATCAGATCCCATGTCAAAAGCTGTATCTAGTGCCTTGGCCATACGCCGGGCGAGCGTTATCGTGGCTACATCACTAGGCGCAATCCAATTGGCTACTGACAATGCAGAGTTTAGCGATAGGTAGATGTCCATTGGTTTTGCTTCTGGCTGTTCTGGTTTTGTTTGGGTCATGACTTAGGCCTTTCGGTTGTTGGCGGGTCAAATCTGGTCATTAGGGGAGAGATTTTACCAAGGGAGTCTGTGGGTGGCAGACGGTCAGAAAAAACGCCCCTACGTTGCTCTGACGGCCTCACAGTGTTAAATGCAACTGTCTTTGCCATGTGGCATGGCTTGCACAACGGTTGCAAGTTGTCGATTCTGTTCGATCCACCTCGGGCTACCTCGATGATGTGGTCAACATCTGTTGCCCGGTCACCGCAATACATGCACGTCTTACCCCATACTTGGAAGCATGCCTCACGCAGCTTGCGCCACTGTGTATCTGTGCCTCTAGCGTGTGCCTTGCTCATGCAACCAACACATCTACTGGGCCTACACATGACGGGCTGTACTTGATAGCAGCCCCCACAGCTTCTCTGATGCGCCAATGTGGATCATCAGTATGTCTTGTTGTATGTAATGAACCCATGGCATACGGGAATCCTGAACCAGTAGCGATCATGTTGTATTCACCAACTGACCAATCAATAGTGCTTATCTCAAACAATCTGCCACCAACACCTACAAGTATGTCTGCCCCATTGTCATCAGTATTGATGTCTATCTTAAACTCCTCTGATGCCCTTTGTAATGCGCCACAGAATTGCATACGCATCCATGACTCTAAGTTATGAGTGTTTATGTCTGGGTATGTAGCAAAGGTTGTCAGCTGCCCTGTCCCTAATGAGCCACTGTAACCAATTAAATACGGGCCAACCTTACGAATCTTAGGCTTTGCCAATGGACTGATGAAGTTACTATCTGACATAGCCCGGTCTGCACCCATGTACACCTTGCCGCCATGTGTAAGTCCCGCCAGTATTGTCATTAGCCCTGCCTTATTTGTTTTGCCCCTGTTACATCAATGTAGGCATTAAGTCTTTCAATCTTGCCACCATTGATTGTTTCCTGTGTTTCTGTAATGTCTGTACGAAACTCGCATGTCCATTTGCCGTCTTTGTCGCTGATCTTTTGTGTGATTAGCACATCATCTGGGATCAAATATAAGAAGCCTATGTATGGCACGCCTAAGGCGTTGCCCACATAACGGCCAGCCTCGATCTTATCGAATGTGATTAGCCATTCCATGTTCCATTTTTGCAGCTGCTCAAGGGTCATGTTCCGGGACTTTTGCTCTACTACTGCAACCACGTTTGTGTCATTGTCCACTATGACTGCATCAACAAGTGCTGGGCCGTCTTTAGGCGTGTGTACATAGGTAAACTCTTGATAATGGTGCTGCCATAGTTGTACAGCTCTTAATTCGTGTTCTAGCGATTCTTGACCTTTTGGGGAATTAACGTCAAGCATTACTACTCCTCAATACCTTGCATAATGTTGTACGCCGCCATCATGCCGTTGCGGTAATGAACATTGGTTGATGGATGCATGTCAATGATTACGTCCATGAGCTGATCCAGTCTTTCTTTCCATGTTCTATCAATCATTCCGGCAATCATTTTGGCATCATTAAATTCTTGTTGTAAGTGTGTGTGGTCTTTACTTAACATCTCTACTCCATTGACGTATTTAAGTAATTCAGATTGTCTAACCTGAACCCATTTATCACTTCTTGATTCCATGTATTTATTTTAAGAGTGATTCACACCCAGAACCGGTAAGTGAGCAGGATTGGCTCTTAGCGAGCCGATCCACACCCGTCACCGTATAAGTTTCGCTTGTAAAGGGAATTAGTCACTACAACTAATCCAACTGCGCCATGTGCCTATAACACTTGGGGAAATCATTCAGGCAGTTCGGTTTGAATGATGTTTATAGACTCGCATTTCTGCATTTTGCATGATTATCAGGCATGCCAAGACACGCCCTCTTACGGCGGTTTAGCAGCTGATAAGGCAGCCAGCAGTTTGAGTCTTGCCTAGACATTTGTCAGGTATTGCTATTAGTATTTAGGGACTAGCCAGTAGTCCGGACGAGGGATCAAGAACCACTCCAACTACTGGCTAGTTTTTATATTTGTGGGCTTAACTTTTGAGTGTAGGAATTAACTACTCCACAGCATTTGGTCATCCATGATCTAGTGTCTGTGTAAGGGTCAACGCCTGTATCAAATGGCACTAATGTTTCATGACAAACTTCGCAGCTCTCGGCAAAGTAATGCGAAGCATCATAAGCCCCATACAGTTTCTTGAGTATTGAAATAAACATCTCATCTTTACTGTCCATCATTAGCCCTTTGTCTGATGTTGTCTGTTTCCTCGGCCATGCACTTGTAAGCCTGTGTTAGTAGATCGCCACAATGCTCACAATCCATTTCCCTAAGATTCCTTGTAAGCCTTAATAAGGTCATAAGTGTGCGATGAAACTCTAATTCGTAGCGGCTCATGATCGCTCTAAATCTAGTGCGATGAAAGTATCACATGGCCATTTCTGACCACATGCCACACAGTCTTTAAGCCAACGGCAGTTATTGCATGAGCCATTAGTCGTGTTACACACTAAGCATGGCCTGTCATTTGGTGTGTATTGAATGTGGATCGCCCGGGCTTGTTCAATAGCTGCTTGATACTCAAACAAGTCTTGACATACGCAGTGACAGTATTTGCTGTGTTCTTGTGTCATCGGCGATCAAACTTCGCATCACACTGTGGTTCATTGTCACAGAAATAACCAGCGTATGGCTTGCCTGTTTTCTTGCCAATACCACTACGCCTA